TTTGCGCCGTCTCGTCCAAGTGTCGCTTGGCTGTCATGTGGCTGATGGGTCATGGCCGCACGGTGATCCCGATGATGTTCCAACAATTGTTGCCTCAGTTGCGAAACGTATTGCATGTGTGCCTCCCAAGGCCAATTCGCAACTTCGGAGGCTATTTCGCCGCTTTGTCGGCCGTTGGTTACGGGATAATCTTGAACCTATTGAGCCCGGTCATGAGCTTGATGCCTCACGTTGGATCGAAGGTACGAAGTACCCTGAGTCGCGCAAGCGGGATCTGCGTGAGACACTCAAGACTCTTGATTTTTCTGGTAGTCCTTACTCTGTGCGCAACACCCGCGTCAAGTGTTTCGTCAAGGACGAGTGTTATTCAAGTTTCAAGCATACCAGATCCATCTTCGCCCGAGTCGACGAGTTCAAGCTTCGAGTTGCTCCATTTTTTCACGAGCTTGAAGAACGACTTTATCAACACCCTGCATTCATCAAACATATTCCAGTATCTCAACGTGCAAAATATGTTTCAGACCGCCTCAAATCTGACGGCAACGTCTATCTCGCAACAGATTATACCGCCTTCGAATCACACTTCACTCGTGATTTACTCGAAGACTGCGAATTCCAGCTTTATCGATATTTTGCTGGATCTAATCGCAATGCTCTGGAATCTGTTGGGTTATATTGTAAAGTGGTCTCTGGAATCAATCGCTGCGAGTATCGAAATGTTAAAGCATTTATTCGTGCGAAGCGAATGTCAGGAGAAATGTCAACATCAGTTGGCAATGGATTCACCAATCTCATGGTTATCGAATTCATTGCTCACCTCTTGGGTGTCAAAGACTTACGATGTGTTATCGAGGGAGATGACTGCCTTGCAGCCATTCCAAGATTCTTCCTCAATCTCGGCTTGGATCCCAAGCTTAAACGCATTGCAAAGTTGGTACATCGAGGTGAGTCATCTCAGTCTTTGGGATTGGATTCTATTAATCGTCATGCTCTTCTTGTATCTCTGTATGTGGGCCTTGGCCTTACCGTTAAAATTGATGTCCATGATCATTTGGACACTGCTGGGTTTTGTTCAATGGTTTTCGACGAGTCAGACTTCGTCGTTGTACCTAACCCAGTGAAGAAAATAATGAACTTTGGGTGGGCGTCCTCCAAATGGAAGGGCGCATCTGAAAACACCCTACGACAACTACTGCGTGGTAAAGCGATGTCTGTTTTGGCCGAAGGTGCTGGAGTCCCAATTCTCCAATCAATGGCCTTAGCTTACATTAGATTGACTGAAGGTAGTAAAGTTCGTTTAGACAGAGAGAACTGGTATAAGATGAGTGTTTTGGATTTCACTATTCAGCCGAAGGTAGTATCGATGAGTAGTCGAATGATCATGGAGAAGTGCTATGGGGTGACTGTTTCTGAACAGCATGCTCTCGAGCGGTACTTCGACCAGTTGGATGAAATTAGACCAATATTTCACCCGATAGTGTCGGATTGGATTACCCCGGAGCAGCGACATTACCACGACACATATGTGTTTAGGAACAGTGTTGGCAATCACCCAGTGTTTTCATTGCCTCGCGATAAGTTTATTGAAGAATTTTTGAATCGTATTATTATCGCACAAGATGCCAAGACAAAGAAAGTTGAAAAGCCGACGCATGCCAAAGTTAAGACTAAAGTCCGATTTGGCAAGGCAAGTGGCAAAAGAGGTGAAGAAGGAAGTGTCCTCAAGGAAGCCAGCACGGGGCAAATCTTCGGGTCGTCGAATCGACCCGGAGATGTTAGCCCAAGTAGGTAGATCCTTGGGTGGCGTCATTGCGCCTGGAGTCGGATCCGTCGCTGGAGAGTGGATCGGGCGTGGCGCAGGACGTCTGTTTGGCCGAATTTTTGGTCGTGGAGATTATGTTGTACAAGAAAACTCGTTGAAGGCGGGCCCACCACCCACCTTTGGACAGCAATCTGTCCGTATTCGGAACCGCGAATATTTAGGCGAGATTTTTGGCAGCACATTGTTCACGAACACATCGTACTCTATCAATCCTGGAGACTCAGTCACGTTTCCGTGGCTGTCGCGCATGGCTCCACTGTTCCAGCAGTATGAGATGCACGGGATGGTATTTGAGTATGTTAGTACATCTGCTTCCGCGTTGAACAGTACTAACACGGCCTTAGGTAAAGTAATTATGGCGACAAACTACAATGCAGCGGAGTCCAATTTCGTAGATAGTAGGAGTGCGTTGATCACGCAATTTGCTAACTACGGAAAGCCAGCGGACTCGTTGATGCACCCAATTGAATGTAAAAGGTCTGCGACTCCGATCGAGTTGCTTTACGTTCGGAATGGTCCAGCTCGTGATGGGGAAGACATCCGGCTGTATGATCTCGGTAAATTTCAGATCATGACTGAAGGAATGCAAGCTGTGGCGGATATTGGAGCGTTGTGGGTATCCTACGACGTTACCTTGATGAAGCCTATCATTGCTACTTCAGGTGGTACCATTCCCTCGCAATTGTGGTCGCTCACAGGGCTGAGTGGCGGTTTGTTCACCAATGTCACCAATCGTGGACCCTCACAGGTTTCTATTCCTGTGACGCTCCAGCCTGATCCCACCACGCCATCGACCAAATCTTATTTGGTTTTCACCACAAGTGAAGTGGGTGTCGTTTACGATATCCAGATTGCTGGCGTTGTTGGTTCTGGAACCGTGCCTACCTTTACAGTAGCTTATAGTAACGCTGGGTCTACCCTATCAACTAGTGGTACTTTCTACACTCAGGGTTTTGCATGGTTCCTGCACCTACAAGTTCGAATGGGTTCAGGATCGTTGAATTTTCCGACCGTGTCATTGACACAGTCAGCAGCGTATGCGAACAATTCCAATGCTCAGGTGTTTATCACCCAGATCAACTCCAATGCACCTACAACCACCCAGTTGCAGTCTGTTGGACCGACGGAATTCGTAGCGCTTAAAGGATCTTTCAGACCGATTGCGGTCTCGTGTCCCGTGGAGGAAGAGGTTGAATCGAAACGATATATCGCCGACCCACCTCCTGATGTTGTCCGAGTAGAGCGGGAGATTGAATGGTTGCGCCATCGCTCACCCAGTAGATTTCCCCCTACTACTTTGCCTGCTGATCGAGTG